AAGAAGAGACGAAGGAAAGACCCGTCTTGTCTCCGAACAGGATAATACCGCCACCAGGTTGAGAGATGACAGGGTTGATCCGGTTTGAATAGAGCTGATCTCGGGAATCTTGCCCTGGGTTGAATGCCAGTTTGATGGCAAAGTTCAGACCACCACGTGCCTGACCTGCAGGAGAGAACCATGGGAAATTATCCCGGTCAGTCCGTGCACAAAGACCAGCAATGTCAGCAGAAATCGGCATGTAGACGAACTGCTTATTGAAGCGGTCGTATACGTACTGGTAACCAGAGTCGAAGACGGCGTATGAACTGGAGGTAATGGGTGAGAAGAACTCAAGAGTGTTCTTCAGTTTGTCAGAAGACTCAGTTACATTGACTTGAGAACTCCGGCAAGGCGAAATAAACGCGATGCAATCCTTCCGCAGTTCGCAGATTTGGATCATCTTGTTTGCTTTTGCCTGCTCTTCTTCTTTAGTTTTGAATGCACCGCCCTGAAGGAGGAAGCGAATGTCGCTGTCCACAGGATCGGCAAACTTGTTATAAGAAGTTAGGAGATCTCCTAGAGGTGCATCGAACACTCCGATACCGGTGTAGTCCAGACCACCCAGAAGGGTGTACTTGACATTACCTACGAGGTTGAACTTGAGGTCCTTAGATTCCTGACCCCATGCACCAGCACCAGATGTGACAGGCGTAAACCCAGCACTAAATCCAGAAGCAATAGGTCCAGTGCTGTTGTAAGCGTCAGTTCCATTTACTAGAGAAACACCTGCCCAGAGGAACTCAGAGTTCTCAGCAATGTAATTCTTGTAGTAAATCTGACGACCACCAGCAACTTCAGCGTCACTGGACTTAGACAGGTTACCGAACTTCTCCAGAACGGAACCTACGTCACCAGTTACCTGACCACCAGCGTCAACCACGACGACGTGAAGGGCATCGTTATTGCCATCACGGTTTGCAGTGTAGTTGCTGGTCTGAGGACGGTTCAGAACCGAACGCCAAGGCAACGTCACCAAATCAGTACCACCGTCAGCGACGCTGGTCAAAATGTTCTGGGAGTTGTACCAGTCAACAGTAGTAGCTGTCTGCCCCATGGCGACAGTGTTTCCAGAACTGTTCACGAAGTTCAGGGGAGAACCCGTCTTGAATTCGCGTTGTGAATTTTGCTGATAATCAACAACAGTTTCAGTTCCTGCAACAACCGTGCTAACAACTCGGATGTCGATTGTTGTGGCAGTCTTGGCAGTAACGATACCTTTCAGGATGCCTGTTGCATCAGTCACTGTGCCCAATCCAACAGTTTTCCCTGTTAGATGCTGAGTAACACCCATACCAACGGTCACGTTGGATGCAATGGTGCCAGTTTGAAGTGTAGGGGTAACAGTCTGATCAGCGAAGTTATCAATAACTGCGACTTTTACTTGGTTTGACCAAGCACCAGGGTTCTTAGCAGCAAAGTACCAGTGGAGATCGTCTGCTTGATTGTTGTAATAATCGTCCTCATTTTCAACCAAAAGGTTGGTGGTATGAGCGTAACCAGCCGCTGCGTTTGCGTTTACAAGGTCTCCACCTTTACAACGCACAACATCTAATTTTCCCCCGTAAGAGAGGAAGTGCGACGCTGAAAGAAAAACCTCATAATGATAATCTGACTTTCCAATTCCCGGTTGCCCGAAAACATCAACGAGTTCTTTCTCGTTATTGATACGAGTAATCTCGTTTACGGGTCCTTTCCGAAAGGGACCGACAAAACCTGCTACGACGTTGGTTGTAAAATCAACGCCACCACGAGTTAGGTCAACTTCCCGTATAGAAATACCCGGAGATGCTAATCGAAGTGCCATTCTAACTCCCTGTTGTCCCTACGATGACTAGAGATATTTATGGAATTGCTTATTTAGTGGGACTTTAGGAATGGTACTCCCACATGTAAGAGCGATCTCCATACTCATCAGTCTTCCAAATCGTGCCATCTGACTCAACAGTCTCCCCACCCATCTCATCAAACCCATCACATATAAAACCGAAAGGTGCCATGTCTTGCTCAATAGCATTCTTCTGTTCTTCATATATTTTCTTACGAACATCCTGGTCCGTCATCTCCTTGAAATAATCTTGAGCAACTAACCAGGCAAAGATAACCAGGCACATAGCAAGGTCATCATTACAACCTTCCTCTGCCTCAAACGACTGCTTCTTCTGGATGAACGTTGTCAGTTCTGCAATGATGTTGTAGTCGCAGAAGATTAGTTTGTCATCCTCAACCAGAGTTTTGAGGTTAGAGCAACCCACCTTCTTGGTGACCTGACTCATCTTTACACCCAACTGAGTCTTGACACCAGAGAACCCAGAACCAACTTGCTGACCTGCACGCCCACGCATTGCAACCATCAACAGGTTTTCATACTCCAAGTCATAGAACAAAATAGATGCCACCTGGTCACCAATGTCATTGACCTCTGCCAGGACATGTGCGTTGTTGTATGCCCTACCCACTTCCTCAATAATTGATGGGAAGATCATGGGTTTGATTTCATTGTCCCTATAAACACCGACAATTTTATATGGATACTCTGTGATATCAAAAACACAGAACGTGCTATAGTCTTTGCCTACACCACGTGCAACGTCAACTGTAATAACGTACTCATGTTTTTCACGTGGAGTTTCATATAGAGATAACTTGCCATTCCTTTTTACTGGGTCTTCAAAGACCAGTGCTTTCAGTTTTGATGCTGCTATCAGAGTATCAACAGATCCTAAAAATTCGCACTCAAACTCAATCTTGAACTGTTGCTCTGACGTGTTAGCAATGGTTTGCTTTTTCCACTTAGCATCTCTTCCTGGCACCTCAGACCAGTGCACTTCCGTAGGAACATATTCATTCTTACCACGCTCAGCATCATGCCACATCCTGTAGAAGTGGTTCATGCCATGAGGCGTAGATACAATAATTACTTTGGAAGATTTACCAGATGAGATTGTAGGATATACCGACGCAAAGAAATCATCTGCCAAGTGGTTTGCCACAAACGCAAACTCGTCCAGGAAGATGATGTTGAAAGACATACCTCGAACAGCAGATGCTGAGGTAGATGCAGCAATGATCTTAGAACCGTTTTCCAGTTCCATAGATCCTTTGTTCCAAGCTATGATGCCTTGCTGCATCCAGCGCGGCAGGTTTTCGTACGCCAGTTGTAATCTGCCGAGGAGATCTCTAGCTGTTGCCGCTTTGTTTGCGAGGATTCCGATGTTGACGTTATCATTGAAGATCGCGTAGTGGAGAAGAAACGATACAACAGTGGTAGACTTTCCAGTCTGCCTAGGCATCTTGCATATATTGAATCTATGCTTATGAAAATTTCTGATAAGTTTCTTTTGAAACTTATACATGTTGAACGGGACAAGACCTTCGTCCACGTTGACAATTCTTATGTACTTTTCTGTAAAATAAACAGGGTCATTTTTACATCGAACAAATTCGATGATATTTTCTTCGGTAAACTCTTGCTTAGTGTTTACCTTTTTTAGATTGGGATTACCAAGATATACGTCACTCCCAGCCATAAATTACCTTCCTCGACTCTCAATCATGAACTGACTGAATGTCTTTAGTTGTTTAGATTCGTTCTTCCAGCTAGACTTGCCAAAAGCAGCCGCAGTGTTTCCAATTGCGTACTTACCAACTTTTCCTGCAACAACTGCGGCCTTTCCTGCAACTTGTGCTGCAGCACCAAGTTTGCCAGCAACTCTCTTCGCCTTGACATAATTTTTCTTTGCGGTGTAATTGGTAGGTCCGCCAGTCTTTTTCTCAGGTGCTCTCTTCGCAAGTGCACCACCTTGAGCAACTCTATCAGTACCTGCCCCAGAAGGGGGACGGTTTTGATTCGATCCAGCACTAGAAAGTTTCTTTTGTCCTCCTGAAACGGAATCCGATGAAGAAGAAGAACCAGAAATTTTCTTTTGTCCAGGAGTTACATCACGGACCTTCACCTTCTTCACACCCATGTCTACTGCCTTGCCCCCAGCAGCACCAACACGCTTGCTACCACTAGAGCCACCAACCTTATTAGACTGATTGCCTTGTGAATTACTTTTGACAAGACCGCCACGCTTGGCAAGGGCACTGGTTCCTACCTCCTTCTTTCCTGAAGATTTTGCTGGTGTATTGGTAGATGTGTTGTTGGATTTATTGGCACGTGCTTGTGCTTGCTTCCTTACCTGTGCCGCCTTTTGTGCAGCACCAGGATTTTTCTTCTGGTAATCTCTGAACTGATCATCACTCATGCGAGCGAACGCATCACCAGGCGCTTCGTAGATAGGTTTCCTGAAAGACATAGTGATACTAATTGTCCGTATTATTTAGTAGTCCCTTCTTGATCATTTTCTGCAGTTCACTTGTGCTACCTACAAACAAGGCATTGTTAGTGACGTTTTTGGGACCTTCCTCTGCATTCAGATCCTTCATTTTTTTCTGCAAGTCAACGATCTTATCGGTGACATCACCGACGTGTTTGATCAACTGACCAGCAACTTCATATGCTCTAGGATGCTGAGTATCCATACAGACATCAAGGATGCCATTTACTGCTTCTTGCCCCTTCTCAACTAAGTTATAGAGTTGGGCACGAGAGTATTCATAATCCTTATCGCCGTCTGCAGGTCTTAGTTTCTTTGCGATTGCTTTTGTTTCTTTTACAATCTCAGATTTAGTTTCTAGTGCTTTGTCGATAGCATCAAAATTTTGACTCATACATCAGTACCAGTTTTGGGACTAAACGATTTTCCATCTGCATCAAAGAATGATCTAGATTCACTGAAACCGAATGTATCCCCAAATTCAATTAGGTCATTATCAACACTATTTACCAGATTGATTACATCGTTTTCTGCATGAGCAACAATATTTGTATTATATACACCTCTTTGAACAATCAAATTATTAGAATCAATTTCTTTGATTCGCATGACTTCATTGTTTATTTCAATGTATGCACCCACTGTGTACTGTGATCCATTTGCTACTTTGATAAGAGTTTTTATTTTATCGACGGCGGCAGTAATTTTTCCCGATTGATCGTCATTATAATCTTTGGCTGCTTGGGGAACAACGGTGTATCTCTGTTCCCTTGGAGCACGCAGAGCGGAAGAATAATCCACTTGAACTTTTTTGATAATTCCATTTTCGTCCGTAGGCACTTCTTGATAGAAATACGTCTTCGCTACGAAATCAAGATCATATTGTATAAATCTGCGTGTTGAATAGTCTCCCTCATACTCATCAACAAACCCAACGTTTGTTAGAGTAAAAGGAACATCACGCTTCTCACTTACTCCCTCAAGCATGTTGATAGTCACGCTGTAAGAAGGTTGGAAAAATGGTAAAATTTGCT